TCACTCTCTGCAAAGACGATCACAAAAGAACGTTTCTCGTCCATGTTTTGCAAAGAGAGCATTTTGAAACCTCCTTTCACGACTAATCCAACGTACTTTCACGACTACTTTCACGACTTTCATGATGTAACGAGAGATCAACATATTTGCCTCTCTCCTCTCACGACTTTTGCCTATAAATTGGCTTTTCCCTGGGATTAACCAATGGCGATGTCGTGAAGGGGAGGGGGTTTGTTATGGGAGGAGAGAGAAAATGTTTTTCAAGATTCAAACAAGAAGAAGGATGTACGGGATCTATTGTGAATTTGATGATAATTACTACTCAATGGAGATAAGCATAATGCCTAAGAAATTATGGCGATTGTCTAAAAGGATTATTGTGACTGATCATCTAAGTATTGAAACAGACCCAAAAAGTAAGGCAGTAGAACTCATTCAAAAGTATGAAAAGGCCGAAGACTACGAAGATGAGCTGGAATCAAAAACATTTCAAATCGATGGGGATCAGATCCAGGAGGTAAAAGAAAAGAGAAAAGTTAAAGTACACCATTGGGATGGTGGGGTGGAAGAGATTTTAATTTAAAAGGGAGCATGCAGCTCCCCTTTTTTATTCATTTTGGATGTAATAAGAGACATTAATTATAAATTGGGGTATAATGAGTATAGCTAGCGAATTGACTGTCTAATACATCGGCGCCACTATCTCCCGAAACCATGACCTCTGCGGTCGTGTGGAAATCCATTTTTGGATAGGGAATAGGGCGCTGATTTATTCTGCGGAAAGACCCAATATGAAAATCGGGATCGATATGTGCACGTGAATGTGTCACAAGCTAAAAATATGGAATATTATATGGAAAAGGACTTTTGACGAATTGACAACGCATCAGGATATTTATATGTTTGAAATATAAGCAGCATTAAACACCTGAATAATATCCTGTTTATTGATATAACCTAATCAAAAGTCCTCTGTTTTATGTGAGGTGTTTTTATGGCTAACATTCGGGATGTAGCCAAATATTTTTTGACGAAGGTTGATCGTACCGAGGACACAATAACTCATTTGAAACTCCAAAAATTATGCTACTACGCACAAGCTTGGCACTTAGCAATTAAAGATAAGCCGTTGTTTAATTCAGTGTTCCAGGCCTGGGCAAACGGCCCGGTTTCTCCTGAATTGTGGCAAGAATATAAACATCATGGTTTTGAACCTATTGATTACCCAGAAAACTTTGACCCATCGGTGTTGGCTAAGGAGGAAAGGGAATTTCTTAATGATATTTGGGATGCATACGGTTGCTATACTGCCAAGTATCTGTCCGACTTGACTCATCAAGAAGATCCCTGGATCAAAGCCAGGGGCAATGCGCGCCCAGGCGAAAAATGCACCCGGATAATTAGTGATGAGAGCATGAAGGAATATTATAAAGAGATGCTGGAGGACTAATGGGGAAGAAGAAAATTAAACCAAAGCGCAGAAAGAAGATTGCTGGTAAAAGTGTTTTAATCCCACAGCCCGAACAGGGGAGTACAGACGGCGACTCCCCTGTCTTTTCGTTTAAATACTGTGATAATAATAAATTTGTACTGTGGGATCTGTCTAAACCAGAACTAATGAGACTGATGGACTTTTTCAAACAAGCTGAACGCTTAACCTGGGGAGAAATCATAAAGCAGAGAAAGCGTGGGTTGAGGTATGATTCACGGAGCACAAATGAAATCAAGTACAAATTACCAGATGATTTATCTGAAGATTTAACCTTGATTCATTTGGCGATGTCAGGGAGAGGAAGAGTTTGGGGTTTTAGAGACGGAAGAATTTTTCATGTAATCTGGTTTGATAAAGATCATAAAGTTGATAAAATGTCATGATACATAAAGGGAATTATTAAAATATGGAGAATTGGAAATATAAAACCCAAGGAGCTATTTAATAATGGCTCCTTTTTTGTGTTTATGATTTGGTTCCAGGATTAAAATAAAGAAAATTTTAACTTTTCTGGTTTAATCTTGTAGCGTGCGTGGTAGATGTCTTATGCTAATGAAATGACTTGGCCCAGGCATTTGTTGACCCAGCTATACTTTTATGTGATATAATTAGTAACCCGAACAATAGTTCCCTGAACGGACACAAACTATACAATACATTCCGAATAATAAATTATAGGCATATAGTCTTAAGACTCTTAGAGGGGGGGCTAGATATGGCTATAAAATATCAAAACCACTGCCGCTTCCCCAAAACCGACAGTGGTCAGGATTTAGAAATGTATTTGATGGAAATTTGCGAGTCTTTAAGCATAGAATTCACCATGGATTGTAGGCGATTAGTTAATTTGTTAAATAAAAAAGGATACATAGATGATATAGAGTATGCATCTATGCTAAGAGTTTTATACTTTTAATCAGTTTTTTTTCCTCTGCGCTTTTAGTCTCATCGTCTTTTTTTTCCTCACTAACTTTCCTACCCTCTTTAACGCGATCACGAATGATAGCAAAAAACTCTGTGAGAATTTCACGCTGTTCCGGTGTCAGCTCTTGGCCACCCCAGGTGGCTCTTTTATTTTTAAGCGCTTCTTTTATGTCTATACTATCTTCTTTCTCTTTCTTCTCCAGGCCTAATAAATAATCTGTAGTTACTCCATAAAATTCAGCCAACTTTTTCAGCGTTTCATAATCAGGATTTCTACGCCCAATTTCATATTGACCATACGTTCCCCTGTTAATTCCGATGATTTTGGCTAAATCTTCCTGGGAATATTTTCTTTTCTTTCGTAACTCCTTTAATCTATCGCCTAAATTCATGATATCCCCTCCTTGTTTTTAGGTACGGTCTTTTTAATTATAAGTTGCAATGCGCCACATGTAAATATTTTGTGGCGTACTGCTTCATTTTTTCGGAAAATAACTATTGACATGTGGCGTTTAGCAACATTATAATAAAACCAACGGATGAGGCGGAACGCCACAAATGGAAAGGAGGAATAAAATGAAACGAACATGGTTGAAAAAAATCCGTATGGATCGGGGAATGACACAGCAAGAATTATCGAGAAAAGCCAAAATAAATCGTTCTTTCTACACTCAAATAGAAAATGGGAAAAGAAATCCAAGTCCTTATACAGCCCAAAGAATTGCTGATGTCTTAAAGACAGATTGGACTTATTTTTATACTTTCGATTGTGGCGTATCGCAACTAAATAAGGAGGAGAAAAGTGATGAAACCGGTAGAAAAAATCATCGTTCCGCCTGAAAAAGTCCAAAAAATTGTTCCTATCATTATCAAGGCACTAAAGCGGATCAAAGCAGAGGAAGCGAACAAGGAGGTTGGTTGATGTGGCAGATCGCCATTGAAAGGAGGTGAAACAATGGAAAAACACCACAGATACATTGGTGAAGCGGTTGAGGTGACTGATGATGGCCGATTATTACTGAAATTCAAGATCATGCAGGACGGGATCTGGTATGGAACGCTAAATCCTATAGGCGCGGAGAAATGGGGAAAGTTTCGAGGATTGAAAATGCCCGCCGAATCAACGACGGGCACTACACAAAAAAACACCTAAAAAAATTATAACACAAGCGAGGAGTGATGAGAATGGAAAACCATTTGCAAGTGATTGAAAACGAACAGGAACCGAAAGTGATCGAATATGTCCCATCTGTGGCACAAAGTGTGGATCTTGCATCGCAAAACCTCAAACAAATGTATGCGCTCGCCAAAAAAGTAATGCGTCACGGTATCGACTACGACACGATTCCCGGCACTCCTAAGCCGTCTTTGCTCAAACCTGGAGCTGAACGTCTCCTGCAATTTTTCGGATTGGGCCATGAGGTTGAATGTGTGAACAAGGTTGAGGATTGGGAGAAAGGGTTTTTCTTCTACCACTACCGGGTGAAAATTACTCATCCAAATCATCCGGGATTCGTAGTAGCCGAATGCGAAGGGTCCGCAAATAGCAAGGAAAAGAAATATCGGAATCAGGACCCCTTCACAATCGTTAACACACTCCAAAAGATGGCCATCAAGCGGGCTCTTGTGGGAGCTACTCTCCAGGCAACCGGGGCCAGCGGGCTCTTCACTCAGGATGTAGAGGATATGGATTTGCAGCAACCAGCAGCACAGCCGATCCGGCAAACGCGATATCAACAATCAAGCCAGGTAATCAGCGATAAACCAGCAAGCCAAAAACAGATCAACGCCATCTGCGCGATCGCATCAAGCAAAGGGATGACTGATGAAGAGCGTGACAAAGTGGTGAAAGAACTAACCGGCAAGGATAGCAAGAAAGACCTTACTTCAGCAGAAGCAAGCCGGGTGATTGAGTACTTGCAAGGAGGTGGGAACTGATGGATATGGACACTTTGTATCAACAGATGGAACAAGCACTTTTGCTTCATGATCTGGAATGGGCATATAGCATTTTGCAAGCCATGAAGGAATTAAAGGAAGAACAAAACGGGGCTGCATAAGCCCGATCAAAAGGGGAGGAGAAAAAATGGCAAAAGGGTTCTATTTCGAATGTGATTTTTGCGGTGAGATTGTAAAAACGGATATGTCTGCATCTCTAGACACTGAATCTTGGGATGTGGATTTGCCTGAGGGATGGTTAACAATGCAGACACCATATTACAATGGCGGGTCCTATTACACAGACATGATAAGAAAACATTATTGCTCAATAGATTGCGCCGAATCAGCACTGACTGAATGTAGAAAAAAAATCGAGATAAGAAAAAAAGAATGGGAAGCAATGGTTATCGAAGATGAGGATGCATTTTGAACAAAACGGGGCTGCAAGCTCAGCCCCGAAGAAAGGAGCAAACAAAATGGTCAATTATACTTTTTATTCTACAAAACCGGCTGGGAAAATCCAAGTTGGTGATCTTTTGAAAACTGAGAAGGGGAAACAGACGAAAATCACAGACTTGTACCGTCATCAGGGAGAAACGGTGTTTGTTACCGATCGCTTTGGTCTTGTCTTCGAAAACGAAATTGAAGTGAAAGGAAAGATGCAACATGTTTAAAGCCTACTGCAAACATCCGGTGTTCGGAGAAGCCCCCCCAGTCGCTTTAGAAACCGTGGAGGAGGTTTTACGGTACACACAACTCCAACGTCATTTTTCACCTGAAATCACCGTGGTTGATGAGATGGATGTTACCGTCGTTGAAGTGAAGAATCACAAATACGTATTCCCGGAAGAATGGCAGGTTCTAAACAAATAAACATCGGGGCTTAGCAGCCCCGATTCAAAACAAATTTTAGGAGGGAAACCTTTTGGATGCCAGGATACCAGGGGGAGCAATCATTATTGCAAGGCGGATTATAGATAGTGAGATTATGAAAAAACCACCACTCTATATGAAAGTATGGATCTATTTGTTAGCGAGAGCACAGCACAAGGATTACAAACAACTTAAACGCGGGCAATTGATCACCTCTATTCCTGAAATCAGGGAAGCATGCAGTTGGTATGTAGGAGCACGAAAAGTAAAGCCGACTGAAAGGGAAGTGAGATCAGTTCTTGATTGGATGAGGGGTAAAAGCAAAACTGTTTCATCTGTTTCACGAAATCCCAATGAACAGTCTTCGAGCGTCTCGCCGAACGTCGCGATGATTAGCAGTTCGAAAGTCACACATGGATTGCTCATAACTATTGAAAATTACAGCGTTTATCAATCCTTGGACAATTACGAACGTCGGACGGAAACGAAAGACGAACGTCAAGGCGAAAAGTCTTCGAACGTCGCCGGAGCGACGGAATATAAACAAGAATGTAATAAGAATGAGAATAAATATAATCCTCGTAAACGCGCAAAACGCATTTACGACGACGACAGCCCTTATATGAAAATGGCAATCTACTTCAAAGACAGGGTCCTTTCTTGGAAGCCTAATGCAAAAGTGCCCAATGATCTGAACAAATGGGCTGATGATTTCAGAAAGCTTCATGAGCTTGATAAGCGCACCAAACAAGAAATCAAGGATGTCATTGATTGGGCTACTTCTGACAGCTTTTGGCAGGCTAATATCCTTTCCCCTGGCAAGCTGAGGAAACAATTTGACACCTTGCAAGCTCAGATGAGCCGGAAAGTTATAAAGATGCCAGAAAAACCGATGTCTTACTGGGAAGAAAAGCAAAGGCGGGAGGAAGAACTTGAACGGAAACGCTTGGCTGAACGGGACAAGCAAATGAAAGTACAAAGGTTTATTGAGGTGACGGGTCTCCATCCTATGAAGCACAAGGATTTACTTAGGGATTACTTAGAAGGACGTGTTACCTTGTCTGAACTGAAAAAAAGAAGATGGGGGAGCTAATCAATGAGTATGGAAGCGGAAAAAAGCGTCATCGGTTCAGTTTTGATGGATTCGATGGTCATTGACAAAGTCCACTGGTTGGAGCCAAGAGATTTTAAGGACCCGGCTCACTCGCTTATCTGGTCCGCAATAAAGCACATGTACAAAAAAGACCAAAAAATAGACCTGGTCACGCTGACAACGCAGCTTGATGAATATAAAAGACTGAACGAGATCGGCGGTGTTCTTTATTTACGCGAGTTGTTAAACACGGTAATCACAACGGCCAACGTGGAATATCACGCGAACATCGTTCGGCGAAACGCAATCAAACGCCGTGCGACAGATATCGGTCATCAAATAGCAGCCTTGTCCGAGAAGCCGTATGACGATTTAGAACAGATGTTTCAAGAAGTGGAAAGGCTAGCCGGGTCCATTCGCCCAGAGAGCCAAACGGATCTTATCCATTTAGAAAATGCAGAAGACGAGTACTTTGATTATCTGGATCAGGAAGATGATTTCATCAAGACAGGATTCAAGAATTTTGATGAATGGATTGGTGGTCTTGGGCGCGGTTGGCTTTATGTCTTGGCTGCTCGGCCATCGGTTGGTAAAACTGCCAAGATGCTTCAGATGTTGAGGGGAATTGCTTCCCAAGGCAAGGGTCAATGCCTAGTCTGGTCACAGGAGATGAAGAGGACCGCGTTAATTAATCGGATGATGGCGTCCCTGACCGGGATTCATATGAATACATTTCGCTTAAAAAAGCTGACACCCCATGAAAAGAAAATTGCTCGTGAGGTTTACAGAAAGGAGATCGCTCCTTTGCCGATCCGAATCGCAGACAGCAAAAACGTAACAATTGAGGAAATTGCAGCCACAGCACGTCAGGCAAAGAGAGAAAATGGCCAAATTGCTGCGATCTTTGTTGATTATCTTGGGATCATGAATATCCCCCAGCCGCCGGGGATGAGCCGTCAACAGGCAATTGGGCAGGTTACACAAGCGGCCAAGCGTTTGGCGATGGAACTGGATTGTGTTTTTGTCCTCTTGGCACAAATGAACCGTGAAGGGAAAAAAGCAATTGAACCTTCGCTGGAACACCTTCGCGAATCGGGAGACATTGAACAGGACGCTGATGTTGTGGAGTTCCTTTGGGAGGACCCAGAAGACACAGATCCGGGACCCGATGCATTAGGAGCAAAAGTCATCCAATCCATCATTGCCAAAGGGCGTGACGTTGGAGTAAATCGTTTCCGTTACGGATTTTTTGGCGCTTACCAGCATTTTGTTGATCTTCCGAAGCTTGATGAGGAGTGAACAACATGGAAATTGAAAAAGAGTATTTCGCTCTTTTGGAGCGGATCGTTAAAGGCGCTGAATACCTAGAAAATCCTTTGATAAAACCTGAAGACTATGCAAAAGGGATGAGACTTTATAACGAGCTTTGCAAAAGAGTACTTGAGTATAGGGGGATGACATCATGAGCGTAAACCGCTGGATGATTTATGACTGGATGAAATATCGCTACATGAAAACTGGAGTTAAACCGACACGCGATGAGGTTTTAAACCAGTTTCAAGGCGCGGATTTTGAGGAGATTGCTGAAGGGATCGCAGAGTTTAACCTTGTGGTGGATCGATTGCCGGGAGGGATGGAAAATGGAAGCAGTACGGAAAGTACAGCCAGTTAAAAGGCTTAAAGAGTCCCGTTTAAATAGGGTGATAGCGTGTGAAAATGCTCCGATCAATTGGGTTTGGGATGAAAAAGACGAATTGGAATTTATCCATATGTGGGATGCGGGGCTGTCACTGCAAGACATTGCAAGAGCTTGGCCGGATCGGAACCCGGATGACATCATTCCCCTTTGGTTGGGCTTGATGTATCACGAGGACCCGAAAAAGCGGTTGAAGGATCGACTAGGCGGAATCTGGGGAAGGAGGCGGAGAGGATGAGATCCCGATTAGAGCAAGTTGAACGATTTGAGATCTGGTACCAGGGCGAAAAAATCGGTGAAGCGGAGGACTTGTTGAAGACCGAGAAGCTGATTGAAGAACTGGAGGCAAAACTGAAAATCCATGCGGATCAGATGGTGGTTAAAGTCATTTACCAAGAAGGAGGTGGCTTGGAATGAAGGTTAGATCGCCGTTGATCTGGTTCGGTGGGAAGGAAAAAGTAGCCAAATATATCATATCCAAGATGCCGGAGCACAAAACGTACTGTGAGCCGTTCGGCGGAGCTGCTCATGTGATTGCTCAAAAATATCGGTCGGACTTTGAAATTTACAACGATATAGATGGTGAGATTGTCAATTTCTTGATGGTAGTCAGAGAACAGCCTTATGAACTGGCCAGAGCTTGCGACTCACTCCCCTACTCACGTCAACTATATGAAGAGTGGAGAGATAGCGAGTGGCCAGAGGACAAGTTTGAACGAGCGGTCCGGTTCTTCTACCTGAATCGGTCGGGAATCGCTAAAGGAAATGGGCCAGCTTCAGGAAGAACCGGTTGGCGGCATCATCATTCGGCAAATACGGCGCAGGCCTATAGAAAAGCGATTGATCTGTTCGAATCATTTGCCAATCGTATGCGATATGTGCAGATCGATTGCAACGATTTTCGAAAAGTCATCCTAGAAAACGACACGCCAGAAACGTTGTTCTATGTAGATCCTCCCTATTTCGGGAGAGAAAAGTATTATGCTGGCGGGTTTACGGAACAAGATCACCGGGATCTGGCCAAGATCCTGAACAGCGTGAAAGGAAAAGTTATTTTGTCATATTATGATCACCCCTTACTTGCAGAGCTTTATCCAGGATGGCATATCGAAAGCTACACAGCCATGAAGCAAATGGTCAACAACGGGAGCCAAAAAGCGCAGGAACTGTTACTCATGAACTACTACAACAGCTTGCAATTATCACTTTTTGATTGAGGTGAGGTGAACAACATGAGCCTACCACCAGGATTTGAGCAGATCGATCTGTTCGCATCGATGGCAACTGATCCGGAGCCAAAGCCAAAACCGAAGCGCAGGCCCAGGCGGAAGCGAAAAGGCGTTGTCTACCGTTGCCCACGGTGCGGGAAGGCGCTAGAAGTTGATATCCCGGCTGTAGTCGTCATTTGTGGATGCGGCCGGAGGATGGAAAGGGAGGAAGAGAAATGAAAGCATTAATTTGTGATCAATGCAAAAGCATTATTAGTTTCAATTCGGGCTTGACAGTTTCTCGTGATCTTCAAGTAGTTGGCGAACCCGACGAATGGCACTTCTGCTCCTGGAACTGTTTAGGACAACTAGCTATGGAGAAAGGAGAAAAGAAAAAATGAGGTTTACTGTTCCAGGGCATCCGGTCCCGGCGGTCAGAATGACTCAACGTGGGAAGTTTATCAAAAAGCAGGCAGGCAGGTATCTGGCATACAAAAACCAAGTCGGATGGGCAGCCAAAGCAGCCGGAGTGAAACAGATGACCGGGGATGTTGAAGTAATTGGAACTGCCTATATCTACGGGCGATCTGGCGATATTGATAATTTGGCTAAGGCTTGGCTGGATGGTTTGAATGGAATCGCTTGGATAGATGACAGACAGGTGAAGCGATTAATTGTTGAAAAACGGAAGGTAACAACTAAAGAAGCAGAGCGGGCAGAAATAGAGATCCGGGAGGCGAAAACAAATGAGATTTGATGGGGACTTGGTATTTGTCTACACAGAAAGCAGATCAGAAATGGAACAAATCAAAAACGCGGGCTACAAAACAATTCGAAAAGGCAACGGGTGGTTCTGTGAAATAGATATCTCTTTTTTGCGGGGAAGGAGTGGGGAGCATGGGGAGATACAGAACTGAAGAGTATACAACCAAAGAACTTGCGTACATATGCAAGTTCTATGAATATGATGGACCATCCCGTTTAGGTATGGCCTTAAATAGATCGTCAAAATCGTTATCGGAAATAGTACGAGCTCTAAAGAAGAGTGGTGAATATGAGTTTTATAAAAAGCTTTGGGATAGGTTGTGTGAAAAAGGTGCATGAACAAAAAGAGCAGCCCAAAAGAACGGGCTGCACTATAGTTAAGCCAATAATCATTATAACACAGATACCGGGGGGAAGCAGGATGGGAGCAGCTAAGAAGATCAGAGACGGGGTATTCAAACATGTTGAAGCTGAACTGTACAGCTACTGGGATTCGATCAAAGAATTGAAACGATTGAGAGAAGAGATCATATATTCCACACCATTTGTAGAAGGAGATGGAGGGAAATCAAATCTTCCAGGTGATCCAACTGGCCGGAAGGCAACAGCTCTTTTGATGCACCGGAGGATCCAACAGCTAGAGCAGATCACCAAAGCAATCCGTATAGTATACGACCAGCTCCCTCCTGAAAAGCAAAGACTGGTCCAAATGAAATATTGGACGAGTCCTCAAATATTCACTTGGGAGGGGATCGCTCAAAGAATTCCCATCAGCAAAAGACAGGCATTAAGATGGCGGGATGAGATTGTACATGAGATAGCGGAGAGTTTGGGATGGCGTTAGATGGCACTTTCATGTCACTTTTGAGGGTATAAAACGATGTAATATGATAGTACCTAATAAAAGGTTAATACAATTTGGATCAGCCTGAATCGATTCCATTCCAAAACTCCTCCCCAAATTTGTAAGTCATCTGCAAAGGGGAAAGCGGCCATAAGAGCCGCTTTTTTATATCGCTAATAACCGGGAGTAACTAAAAAATATGGAGGTGTGTCCCCTCTCTTCTCTCTCTATATGTAGTTCTCCCGGTTTTTTTATAAAGAAAAAGCCGCCTTGTTGGGCGGGGTTATTGCTTTTGGCGTTCTAGGTTTTCTTTAGCTTCTTCAGCTGATCTCTTAGAGGCTTTGGCTTGCGAAAACGCAAAAACTGCAGAGATTAAGGCGACAGATGCACTTAAGATAGATATGAAAACATATTGGTTCATAACAATCGCCTCCTTTAATAATAATTTCGTATGTTGCCTTGCGATTCCTCTTAGATTAAGTAACAAAAAGACCGCCTCAGAGGGCGGTGTTATAACGATGATCCAAGGGAAGCTGGCTAAATAAAGAAAAAACCGTTCATTTGATACTGAGATAGGAGGTATATTATGCAGAACCATCAACACTCTATGCCTCCTTAGATCTGAGAGCCTGTTATACTGAGTTTGTTTTGATTTCAAGAGGAAATGAAATAACGAGTGTTAGCCTTCTGACGAAGGGCTTTTTTCTTTTTTAGTCGAATTCGATAGTGCAAGCTCTGAATTATTCATCAAAATTTTTCCATTTTATATATTGCATAACGATGCATCGTGAAATATAATATATAATGCAGTACACATTTTAAAAGTGGGGTTCTGATAATGGATAAAGAAATCATGAAAGGATCAATTGATATTCTTATTCTTTCTCTTTTAACCAGAAAGAACATGTATGGATATGAACTCGCCAAAAGTATCAAAAAGGAAAGTGACGATTTATACGATATGGGGGAAGGTACTCTTTATCCTGCATTAAAACGTTTAGAATCAAAGGGTTACTTGAAGTCTTACTGGGAAGTAGCAAAAACAGGGAAAAGAAGAAAGTATTATGCAATTACTGAAGATGGAGAAAAAATTCTCAAAAAGAAACTGGAAAATTGGAAGAGCCTAAACAGACTCGTTTTGAAAGTATCTCGGGAGGCATTTTCATGAGTCGCTTTCAATCCTATATTGACCAAATGATAAAAGATATCGATTGTAGCGAAAAAATGAAAAGAGAATTATCAGAAGAACTTGAATTTCATTTGGAAATGCTTTTACAGGAATACCTTGATCAGGGATACTCTATGGAGGCGGCAATGGAATGTGCCATTGCCGATTTTGGTAATCCGCAAGCGATCGGCAAAGAACTAAAGAAAACCATGGTTGGAGGGATGATTATGAAAAAACTGGCTTTATTATTGGGAATCGGCCTTTTGATTTTTGGATTATTATGTGTTTTCAAGTTTATTGATTTGCTTACTACTCCTGTTCATGTAGGAATTGACATCGATTTTTATGGATTAGAGATCGAGAAGGGGGTTCCCGAAGCCGAAATATATTTTTATGCACTGAAATTTTTGGGTATTGGGATTGTATCCTTAATTGTCTGTGGATTTTTATTTAAAACAGGATTCAACAAAAAAAATAAGAACACATCATCGTAATGAAATAAATAGATAAATATTTTATAAATATTAATATACAAAAAATAATATTTTTCACCCCTATTAAGAAGGAAAATCTTTGTATTGGTCGAATTATACTACAATTTTCTAAAAATAGGGGTGGGTTAAAATTTACGCTAAATTCGCTAAGTTATCCGCTTTGTCGTTGGCGCTGAGTCTTCTGTTCGTAGGAAATGCTTTTGCTTGGGACAAGATTTATTCAGATCAATGGAGTGGGCGTACATCTCCCACCTACGGCCCTTGGAAAGGATCAGTTTTTTCATATCATGATTTAGGAAGCACAGATATCGTCAAAGTCCAAGTTGAAAACGTCTCTTATAATTCAAGTAATATCGAATCTATACGAGGCAACTATTACAGTCATAATTATCGGCATGGTTTGGATATAACAGATGTAGGTACTGGAGGGAAAAATGGAGCTCCTCCTATGAGTTACAATGGCTTTTGGTATACAAATTACCCAGAACCTTATTTTGATGTTGATAACGACGATGGAGTATACGGGAATGAAGAAACAGAAGTTGTATGTCAAAAGGTGTTAGATATAAAAACGGGTGTTGCTTATGATTTTTATGTAGAATTTTATAATAGTATTAACCCAACGAATGTAGCAGGATATTTTGAGATAAATTCACATGAAAGTGAATATTGGCCTATTGTAGGCGAATATCAAACTAGGCACTATAGTAAGCCCCCATTACAGGATGCTTATTATAACACCCATTAGAAACGGAGGTCTCTAAAATGAAGAAAAAATGGATTATTTCTCTGGCATCTGTCCTGTCGGTAATAGGGTTGATCTCTGCTGGTTCATTGTACGCTGACCAAGAGTTTACAGAAGAGAAAGCTAAAGTGATAAAACAAGAAGATTTAGCTGAAGGGAATTTTGAATTAACTGCAAGCAATAAAACAAATTCAAAAGAGGTTGAAGTAGATGTCATACTTCAACAAGACTCTCCTACTCTAGAAGATCTTGAAGCATATCGGAATCAAATGCCTGGTTACTTCGAAACGTTGAAAAATAAAGGGCATGACAATATCCCTGTAACCGTAACTATGAAAGAGGCACTCTCCGCTCAAGATTTCGAAAATTTTGTTCAAGAAAATAGCTTAGAAGTTGAAAACTTTGAGATTCGAGTAATGGATGAACAGGGATTACGAGCAACTTTGGGAGGACGACCTGATGACGGGGATTTATATCCAGAAAAAAAATTAAATGAGTTCCTTGATGGAGAAAAAACTATTAAGGGAGTATATCTCATTAAAGCAAATATGCCTGTGGAACAAGAGTTGTTTGATAAACTTCACAACGATAACCGGGTATTTGTAGCTGATGTTTCTGAAAAGATATTGGAAGAAAAAGTGAAAAACTCAACTGAGTATAAGCAACTGGGAGATGATAAACACATTGATATAAATCTTCCCAATAATTTATATTGGAAATTAGAGGATTTGAAAATAGCAAAATAAAATTTCCGTAAATATAAGAATAGTTTTATTAGTTCGTAAGTTTGATTGTGTTGCTTCAATTATATATTCGTAAAAAGGACAAAAAAAGCTACCTTTTCAGGTAGCTTTTTTTCGGTGATCTATGTGTAATGAAAATCAGTATGAACATGTATTTAACATATTTTGTAGAGAAGTTTTCTCGGATGATTGCAGTGTCAAGCCCCATTTAAATTTTGTATGAATCCACCACTTTGCGTAAGCGCAATGTGCTCCCTCTCTTGGGGGCTTCCATTCCGAAGGATCCTGATCTCCTTTTGAACGATTAGTACTAGCGGACACAGCAATCAATTGCGGACCAGACAAATCATTTGCAAATGCTTGGCGCTTTTCTGTGGTCGGGTCCATTTATCCGACCAAACTCCACAAACAAATTAAGTTTGGCAATAGATTGAGGAATGTTGCCTTGTTGTTTGTATCCTTTATTGCTTTTTTTGTTGTGGTTATTAATTCGCCTGATGAAAGTCAACCGGTTGCACAAGAAACTAAACTGCATCAGGAAGATCAAAACAAAGCGGTAAACTGGCAAGAGGAAATAAAGAAGATCGCAACATCAGACAAAACGGAAACAGAGAAATGTGATGAGTTTTCATCTTTGGCGCGCAATTATCGGCCAGAACTGAAAGAAATAGCAGAATTTGAAACATATATAGTGGAAGAGTTCAAAACGGGACGATATTTGAGCGATCTAAAAAAACATGAGTACATGCTGACGAATATTTTCAAATCGGAAGTTGTTCATAGGTATTATGATGATCAGTTAAATACACCGATTGACAAATTTGCATTCTACTTCTGGCAAAATTCAAAATACACGTATCGTGGAGCGGATTCCGTATATAGTGCTGATACAGTGCGAAATAAAGAGCGTATGGAAGAGCTATTGAAAAAGATGCAATAGGCCACTTCAGTGGTCTTTTTTGTTTGGAGTAAGGAGGGATTCGTATCAAGGAATGGGCTAAATCATTTTATAAAGGAAAGGCGTGGCGGCAATGTCGTGACGCTTTTTTTATTTCAAAGCTTGGACTGTGTGAAAGGTGTGGCGGTCCAGGCAAAATTGTTCACCACAAAGTTTATCTAACTCAAGACAATATCAATGATCCTAGCATAAGTCTTAACTTTGATAACCTGGAGTTGTTATGCCAGGACTGTCACAACAAAGAACACCATGGTGGTAAAGCGACGAGAGATGATGTCATGTTTGATGAGAGCGGGAACCTGGTGAAGTTATAGCCCCCCCGATTCAAAAAGTAAAACACCTTGGCTAGGGACCGGTGGGGGCACCTTCGAAAAATACACGCCTCAATCTCCCATGACCCCCACCCATTGAGGAGTGATAAAGAGGTGAAATAACGATGGCTAGAAAAAAGGAATTAACCAAAGATGAAAAGATAAAGAAAGAGATTAGGAGACTTAAGAGGATATACAAAGACTTAGAAGGTAAAAAGAAGCAGGTTGCAGAGGGACTTATTAATGAAGCTGCATTTATGAAAGCTACACTTGAAGAGTTGAAGATATTAATTGATGAGAAGGGGCCTATTGATGAAATGCCACAGGGAGATTATTCAATTCTAAGGGAACATCCGGCTGTTAAGACTTATAACACTATGATTCAGCGATACGGAACAATTATGAAGCAATTGACTGATCTATTGCCTAAAGAAATACAGCAAGAGCCGGATGACGGATTTGAGGCGTTTGTGATGTCCCGTGATTAGGTATCCGCTTGATTATAACCCGATCCTTGAGTATTGGGAGAGGATTCAAGCCGGGGAAGAGGTTGTATCTCAAAAAGTTAAGCGTGTATATCAGAAGCTTGTATCTGATTTAAATGACAAAAAGAGTGAATGGGAATATAACCCCAAAAGGGCCAATCATGCCATTGAGTTTATTGAGAACTTTTGCAAACACAGTAAAGGGAAAATGGGCGGAAAACCATTTATCCTGGAGCTGTGGCAAAAAGCAATGATCGCGGCGCTTTTTGGCTTTGTTCATAAGATCGACCAGACACGAAAATATAGGGAACTCTTATTTATTGTTGCCAGGAAGAATGGTAAATCAGCTCTCGGCTCTGCGATTGCTCTTTATATGTTGGTTGCTGATGGGGAGGCAGGGCCGGAAGTTGTATCAGCAGCGACTAAAAAGGACCAGGCAAAAATCATCTGGCTGGAATCAAAGCGAATGGTTAAGAAATCGCCGGTATTATCCAAGCGAATCAGGACACTTGTTGCAGAACTAATTAGTGATTTTAATGATGGTTCGTTCAGACCGCTATCAAGTGATTCCAACACGCTTGACGGCCTTAATGTCCATTGCTCTCTTATCGATGAACTTCACGCGATTCAAGACAAGAACTTGTATGACGTTATTGTGGATGGTATGTCGGCTCGTGAACAGCCGCTTTCGATCATTACCACAACAGCCGGAACCGTTCGCGAGGGGATTTTTGATATCAAATATGACGAGGCCGAGCGGATTATTAATGGTTATGATGATCCGGATGGATACAAAGATGAAAGAGTATTACCGATCATCTACGAGCTCGACAGGCGCGAAGAATGGAAAGATGAAAAGGCATGGAAAAAAGCAAATCCTGGCTTGGGAACGATCAAAAGCATTGACCAGCTACGCCAAAAGGTGAAGAAAGCCCAAGCAAATCCTTTGTTAGTAAAAAATTTGCTGACAAAGGATTTCAATGTTCGGGAAACAACAACTGAAGCCTGGCTTACTTTTGAACAGCTCGACAACAAAGAAACATTTGATATATCCAAGCTTAAACCGCGCTATGGGATCGGCGGCGCGGACCTTTCCAGTACAACAGACTTGACGGCTGCTTGTGTTCTGTTCATGGTCCCAGGGAGTGACAAAATTTATTTTGAGCATATGTATTGGCTTCCTGAAGACTTGCTGGAGAAGCGCGCGCAGGAAGACAAAATCCCTTATGACTTATGGCATGAACAAGGGTTATTGAGAACCTGCCCAGGGAATAGCGTACACCCTAAATATGTCACTGAATGGTTTTTGGAGATGATGAACGAAAAAGATATTTATTTATCATGGGTGGGTTACGATTCTTGGAGCGCTAAATATTGGGTTGAAGAAATGGAAAATACATTCGGGAAGCAAGTGATGGTTCCGGTCATCCAGGGGAAAAAGACACTTTCAGGACCAATGAAAAAACTCGGGGCAGATTTGGAAGCGAAGAAAATTGTATATAACAACAATCCTATTACGAAATGGTGCCTAAGTAATACATCAATTGATATAGATAAAAACGATAATATCCAGCCAGTCAAAAATGCTCAGCGTCGACGGATTGATGGAACAGCGGCCATGTTAAATGCCTATGTTGTGCTGCAAGACAAGTGGAATGATTATGTAAACATCATTTAGGGGGTGCGTTAGATGCCAAGTATTAATGATTATGCCCCGCGTAGCGGGCGAATCATTGGAGAAGATGGCCAGATTTATAACATTGTTGATTTATTACAAACAGGCGGAGGTGGCGGAAATATGAGATTTCACTTTGGAGAAGGTGCACCTGGAGAAAGCCTAGGCGCGCCGGGTGATGTTTATTTAAACAGTGTCAATGGTGATTTTTATCAAAATCAAAATGGCACTTGGACTCAGATCGGGACATTGAGAGGACCCCAAGGACCTCAAGGGCCTCAAGGACCAGAAGGGCCGCAAGGGGAACAAGGACCAAAAGGTGATCCTGGTGAGGATGGAGTTGGAGTTGTAAATATCACATCAGATGGAACAAACATTACATTTCATATGTCTGATGGAACAACGTATGATATTCCTTGGTCAGCTCAGTAAAGGGGGTGTTTCAGATTGGATTGTTAGATAGATTTAGAAATAAAAAAGTGAAGGTAACATCGTATCAAATGATCACGGAAAATGGCCATGGTTTTTATGCTTGGAATGGCCGCTTGTATCAATCAGACATAGTAAGAGCAGCTATCAGACCGAAGGTTCGAGCTATAGGGAAAGCTGTAGCAAAGCATGTCCGCCAAGATCCCAAAGGAACAAAAGTTAATCCTGATGCATATATGCGATTTTTACTGGAAGAACCAAACAGCTATATGAGCGGTCAACAGCTACAAGAAAAATTGGCGACACAACTTGAATTAAACAATAACGCTTTTGCCTATATTGATCGAGATGAAAACGGAATGCCAATCGCGATTTACCCGATTACTTCAACCAGCGTTTCTGCTCTGCTAGATGATCAGAATCGTCTTTATTTACGGTTTACATTGCGAAATGGGAAAACAGCCACACTGCCGTATGCGGATATTATTCATTTAAGGAAAGACTTCAACGAAGATGATATTTTTGGGACATCCCCGGCAGAGGCTTTAACCCCATTAATGGAAATCGTCAATACGACAGACCAAGGGATCGTAAAAGCCATTAAAAACAGCGGAGTTATTCGCTGGCTGTTGAAGTTCCATCAAAGTTTGAGGCCCGAGGACATCAAAAAAGAGACAAAAAGATTTGTAGAGGACTTTCTTTCAACTGAAAGTAGTGCCGGCGCAGCTGCAACAGATGCAAAAGCTGATGCTATACAAGTTGAACCCAAAGATTATGTACCAAACGATAAGCAAATGGACAAAACAGTACAACGAATTTACTCCTTTTTCAACACAAATGAAAAGATTGTCCAGGGCAATTACACTGAAGATGAATGGATTTCATATTACGAGTCAGCGATTGAACCTGACATCGTACAAATGAGTAATGAATTTACAAGGAAGTTGTTTACCAGGCGAGAAAGAGGATTTGGAAATCGAATTGTGTTTGAAAGCTCTAACCTGACATTTGCAAGCATGGATACAAAATTAAGATTAGTTGAATATGTTGACCGGGCAATCATGAGCCCGAATGAGGTAAGGGAAATCCTTGGTCGTGCCCCATATGAGGGAGGAGATGAAATGATTCGCCGCCTGGATACCAGGCCGGCTGATGAATAATTGAAAGGGGGTGTCGAAGATGGCGAAGATCAAAATTAAGGGGGCTATTGTGTCTAATGACGATAAATGGGCTTATGACTTTTTCGGACTTGAGGCCACAAGCCCCAATGAAGTGGCAGATGCCCTTGAAAAAGCAAATGGCGAACAGTTAGAAGTCTTAATTAACTCCCCTGGCGGTGATGTGTTTGCAGGCTCAGAAATTTACACTTTGCTAAAAGACTACAAAGGGGAGGTGACGATTAAGATTACCGGTGTAGCCGCAAGCATGGGTTCAGTCATTGCGATGGCTGGTGACAAAGTAAAAATAAGCCCAACAGCGCAAATCATGATTCATAATGTGTGGTCTATGGCTGTAGGAGATTATCGAGACATGAAACATGAGTCGGATGTGCTAAAAAATATGAATCGTTCCATTGCTGCGGCATACCAAAATAAAACTGGTTTAAGTGAAAATGAATTGCTTGGTATGATGGATCGCGAAACCTGGATGAATGCCCAGGAAGCGAAGGAAAAAGGGTTTGTTGATGAAATCCTGTTCGAAGAAAAGAACATGCAAATGGTGGCGTGTGCAAGCCATTTGCAACTTTTGCCAAAACAAGTCATTAACAAGCTCCGTAATATGCAAGACAAAATCAAGAACCCGGTTGAATCTTCTAAAGACGAGATTCAATCGGGTATTTTGTTGGTCAAATTTAACTATTTGAAATTAAAAGGAGTGATTTTATGAACCTCGAACAGTATAAGGCTCAACGCAAGGCCTTGATGGATGAAGCAGAATCTTTGATTGAAAAAGGGAAGGCAAATGAAGCAAACGCGAAAATGGAAGAGGTTAAAAAACTTGATGACAAGTGGGAAGAGGTAAAGATTGCAAATGCAAATCTGAATGCATTAAAAGACACTGAGGTTTTTGTTGATCTTGAAAAGAAATCAGCCAAAGTGAAAGGAGAAAGAGAGTTGGAATTTTCGACAAAGGAAGCGAGAAATGTTGATGAGAAAAAGGCGTATGAAAAAGTTTGGGCAAAACACATGATGGGGTTTGCACTTGATCAAAACGAAAGAGAGTTATTCAACAAGTTTAATCCTGACTTCCAAAATGCTTATACCCATGACACCACTAATACCGAAGTATTGATCCCGGAAACAGTTGCAGAAGGAATTTGGAAGCGAGCAGAGGAGAATTACCCGCTCTATGCGGATGCGCGTAAATACAATGTGCGCGGTAAATTTACTATTAAGAAGCATGTGTCAATTGATGCAGGCGATGCGGCATGGTATACGGAAGGAACACCCACTGAAGACGAACAGAATACGTTCGGCGAACTTGTACTTGATGGCCACGAGTTGGCAAAAGCAGTAACGGTTACTTGGAAATTGCAAGCTATGGCAGTAGAAGACTTTATTCCGTTTATCACTGAAGAGCTTGGGGATAGAATCGGGGCTGCATTGGGAATGGCCGCTGCACAAGGGACCGGTGAAGGACAGCCCAGAGGAGTAGAAACGGCCTTGCTCGAAGAGTCTGGAACGCCGCAAGTTGTTACTTATAGTGAAGACGATCCGCTTAGCTATCAGCATTTAACACAAGCCATGGGGCTTATTCACTCTTCATACTTGAGCGGTGCAGCGATTTATGCAAACAACGCAACGATTTGGGGGCAGCTGGCAAACTTGATGGATAATGACGGGCGGCCGTTATTTATTCCTGATGTGACCAGCGGCGGTGTTGGTCGGATGTTTGGTTTGCCGGTCAAGCCAGATGCTGGTGTATCAGAGGGTTCGATCATCATCGGAAATGCCAATCGAGGCCTTGTATTTAATGTCAGCGAACCCATGAGCGTGATGACAGAACAGCATGTAAAATCGCGTACAACTGATTACGCTGCTTATACCGTTGTTGACGGTGATGTGATTGATGAAAAAGCGTTTGCTTTGATCACTGAACCTGTTGCATAAGGGGGAGAGTGACTATGCCAAGATTGAAGGTGAAACGCCGTTTCCGAGATCGGGAGACGTTTAGGTTTTTTAATAAAGGTGAATACTTCGAGCATGAAAGCCAGGAACGGATAAACGAGTTGGTTGACAAAGGTTTTTTGCAAGGGAAGCCTAAGACCAAGAAAAAAGACGAGGAGTCACCTGAAGGAAAAAAGTAGGTGGTTGAATGTTAGAAGAGGTTAAAAAAGCGCTGCGGATAACCAGCAGCGCTTTTGATAGTGAAGTGGAAAATTTAATAGAAGCGGCAAAAATTGACCTGGTGCAAGCGGGTGTTGATGAAACAAAAGTTAATGCAACAATGCCGGATGCGATCATCAAACAAGCAATCATCTACTATTGCAAAGCTTATTTCGGGTATGATAATCCGGATGCTGAACGGTTTGAAAATGTATATACCATGTTTAAACAACATCTATCACTATATGGCGATTATAGGAGTTTTCCAAATGAGACATAAGGATGTAATCTTTCTCATATCTGTTGAAACCGACTATGACGAAATAGGGAATCCGATTGAAAGAGAAGATGAACGCATGGTATATGCGAATCAGTTAGAAGTGAGCACGGCAGAATTTTATGAGGCTTCCGCACAGGGCCTAAAGCCGGAAAAGCGGTTTGAAATCTATTCATTTGAATACCAGGGTGAAGACCGTCTGAAACATGAAGGTAAGCTATATAGAGTGATCCGGTCAGCAACAAGGGGAGAAAAAACCAAGCTCACTTGTGAAAAGGTGGTTAGGGATGGTTGATATTGCAAAAGAAATTGCCAAAGCCCTGGCAGAGTACACGAACGAAGTCACAGAGGGGATGGAAAATGCCAAAGAGGAAGTGGCCAAAGAAACAGTAAAAGTCTTGAAAAGAACTAGCCCGCGTCTGACCGGGGACTATGCAAAAGGATGGTCCAGGAAGAAAGTTGGCACGGCTCAAGTGGTCTACAATCGGACAGATTATCAACTTACTCATCTTCTCGAACATGGCCACGCAAAAGTAAACGGCGGTCGTGTTCCTGGCATTCCGCATATAGGACCGGCAGAGAAAAAGGCCATTGATGAATACACAAAGCGGGTGGAGCAGGTGATCCGCGGATGACAATGCCAGAACTTGTTCAAATCCTGAAGGCGACGGGGTTTCCTGTCGCCTATTCGCATTTTCAAGGGCCACCTCCAAGTATCCCTTTCATTACTTATGTAGAGGTGGGGAGCGACAATATTCATGCTGACAACCGGACCTGGCAAAAAGGCCGAAACATAAACATTGAACTTTACAGAAAATGCCGTCTGAAAGCCCACGGTTTGAATCGTGGGATGAAAGACGGCGTTGCTCGGTAA